TCACTGGCTTAAACAGTATACCACATCTTTAATAAAAAGACAATGGGGGCAGAACCTCATTAAGTTTACTGGTGTAAAATTGCCTGGCGGATTAGAACTTAATGGTAGACAGATATATGACGATGCTGTCATGGAGTTAGAGAAACTTGATGAGAAGTTAATGCAAGAATATGCAATGCCACCACTAGACTTTGTTGGATAATGCCTTTATCACCCTTCTTTTTAAATGGATCTCCAAGTGAACAAAGACTAGTTCAAGACTTGGTGAACGAACATCTACAGTTGTTCGGACAGGATGTTCTGTATCTTCCTAGAAAAATTGTTAATAGAAATACTGTTATTAGAGAAATTACTGCGTCTAAGTTTGATGATAGTTTTAGATTAGAGGCATACCTTGTTAACGTTGATGGATACGGAACTCCTTCAGATGTATTGACTAAGTTTGGTGTTAGAGCCCAAGATGAGGTTACTCTAGTGGTTTCTAAAGAAAGATATGACGATTTTATAACTCCATTTCTAAAGTTATATCCAGAAGAGGATAGATTAAATGCCCAGACTCCGAACGAGGGTGACTTAATTTATCTACCATTAGATAATACTTTATTTGAAATTAAGTATATTGAAAGAAAGGTTCCTTACTACCAAGTAAACGACTTGTTTATGTATGAGTTTAGGTGTGAAATCTTTGAACCAGAAGATGAGGTTATTGATTTGCCTGATGGACTTACAGATAAGGAAGGTGTAGAGGTTGATGATATTGTCGGTTCAACTAGTGGACAAGTAGTAACCATACAAATGGAGAAAGATACATCTCAGAATGCTGTGGCATATGTATCTCTTGCATCTACATTTGCTGGTGTAAAGTCTGTTCAACGTGTTCCAATGTTTGATGGAGGTAATTATAGAGGAACTCCTAGTGTAGAAATATTCAAACCGAAAGGAGGAAATCAAGCAACTGGTACAGTTACTATTTCTGAAGGCGGCATAGACTCAGTATCATTGACTTCTGGTGGATCTAATTATCTAAGTGTGCCTTCTGTTAGTTTCACTCCTCCAAACAAAACTACATCATCTCAAATTAAATTTGGAAATAACTCCTTGCATCATACTGCAATTACTGATGTAATTGGCGCTAACTTTAATTTTACCAGTAATGTGGATTCTAGAGATACTGGTAATGGTAGATTATCACTAAGTTTCTGGTTATATCCTACCAAGTTTGATCCAGCAGTTAATGGTGGAACAGTCATGTGGACTGATAGATTCAAGATATATTATAGAGAGACAGGTAACATAGTGTTTGCTTCTGGTTCTGGATCTATAGAAAATACTACACAACTTAATCTAAATGCTTGGAACTTTATCAGAGTAGAACAATACAATACTGATGCAACTATATCTGTAAACGGAACTGTAAGTAACAGTCTTAATACTGCAAATCCAATCATGTTCTTTGCAGGCGATCTCCTCAAGTTAGGTGCTGACACTGCTGGTGCTGGATTTATTCCTAGTCAGACTGCATCGTGGGAAGGATTTATGGATCATATTACCATCAATCTAACTGGTGACAATTCTACAAGAACTGCCAGTGCGGAACTAGTTCCAACGTCAGAAACTCAACAAGAGACTGATGTACAAACAGGGACAAACGCATCATTTATCCGTAAATTAGATAACGAACATCCAGTAGTAATTTGTACAACTAACGCAGCAAGGGAAGTATCTGGATTGTCTATCAATTATGAGGGTTGGGGATACACCTCAGTTCCTATCATGACTATCGAATCACCAGTAAGGGGAACACAAGCGACTGCTGTTGCAATTATGACAAGTAGAACTGGAGTTCCAAATCAATCTGTTGACAGAGTGTTACTAATAAATCCAGGCTCAGGATATACCACACCACCACAAGTTGTATTTACTGGCGGTTCACCTGTATCCACTGCGATTGCAACTGCTGTTATTTCAGAGGCGGTATTAGGGCCTATAGGAATTACTACTGGTGGATTAGGATATTCGTTCACTCCCACAGTTGGTATTACGTCTGTGTATATACAACAGTCCAACGAAACTGAACCTCTATTGATGAACGCACAAGCAGAGGCGGTGGTAAGTACAGCTGGTACTGTAGTTCAAGTTAGATATAGTAATGCTGGTGCTGGTTATACCAATACTGCAGCTTCTGTTTCTATATCCTCTGTCACATCTAACTCCTTCGGTGAATTCACTACGAATGAAATAGTCAAAGGTGTATCTACAGGTACAAGTGCATATGTTTCACATTGGAATACAGCAGATAACATTCTTAAAGTTTCTATTCCTAGTGGAGATTTTGCAGTCGGAGAAGTTATTGTAGGTGCTGCGGCAAGTTATAGAGTCCTATCAGTAGACTCTGAATTTAATATTGCTTTCGCTGGAAACGATGAAATAGAGACAGAGGCAGACACCATTCTAGACTTCTCAGAAAGAAATCCTTTTGGGGAATTCTAAATAGTTTCATAAGGTGGTAATATTATGTTAACAAATCATTTCTATCATGAGATCATTCGTAAGACAATCGTGTCTTTCGGAACCCTCTTTAATAATCTTGAGATACAACATAAAGATAGGTCTGGAAAAACTGTCAGTGTTGTAAAAGTTCCTATATCTTATGGCCCACAACAAAAATTCTTAGCAAGAGTAGAACAAGGTAGAGATTATCAGGATGGTGTAGGCACTACATTAACTTTACCTAGAATGTCTTTTGAAGTCATGGGTATGGATTATGATGCAACTAGAAAAGTTTCCACAATGCAGACATTCAAGTCTGTTAACAAAAAAACAAATAAGATGGTTAAGTCTTTTATGCCTGTGCCATACAATATTAATATGCAACTCAGTATCATAGCTAAGTTGAATGAGGATGCAATACAGATATTAGAACAAATACTACCATATTTTCAACCAGCGTTTAATCTGACAGTAGATCTAGCAGATGTGATTGGAGAGAAGAGAGATATGCCAATCACTTTAGAAGGAATCCAGATGGAAGATAATTATGAATCTGATTATCTAACAAGAAGAGCATTAGTATACACCTTAAACTTTACATGTAAAACATATCTGTTTGGCCCAATCAATAACAGTACTGATGGACTTATCAAGAAAGTACAGACTGATTACTATAGTGGCACAGAAAATCTCAAAACTGCACCTAGGCAGCAAAGATACACTGCCACACCAGTTGCAATTAAAGATTACAATCAAGATGCAACTGCGGCAACTAATCAAACTATTGATACTGTGATAACAGAATTTGATCTCAACAGTGCCATTGCATTTAGAAAGGGTGATTATATACAGATAGATGAAGAGAAGATGTTGGTTAGATCTATCACTGGAAACAGACTCAAAGTTAAGAGAGGTGTATATTCCAGTGTGATTCAACCACATGATATAAATGTATCAGTGCATGTAATCAATGTACAAGATGATATTCAAGTCATTGAAGGTGATGATTTTGGATTTGGTGAAATTAGAACTGATTATGCCGATGGACAAATCTATAGTAGTAGTCAAGGGAGGGATTCTGACCTATGATTGAAGACGAAACATTTGATGAAATAGATGAGAGTCTTGACATCGATAGAGGTGCTGAGATTATGAAGGCTCCTGTAAATAAACCTACAAGAACTAGTCCCAAGAATGTAAAATCTGGTAAGGAGGATGTTACAAAAGACTATGAGTACAGTAGAGCTCAACTATATTCTTTGGTGGAGAAAGGCCAAGAAGCAGTTGATGGTGCATTAGATGTGGCGCAACAATCAGATTCTGCAAGAGCATATGAAGTGGCTGGTCAACTTATCAAACATGTCGCAGATACAGCTGACAAACTTATAGATCTACAAAAGAAAATGAAAGATATTGATGAAGTAAAGGATAGTAAAACAACTAATGTAACTAATAATTCTCTGTTTGTTGGAAGTACTTCTGACTTACAAAAAATGTTGAAAGATACCATGAAGAAGAATAAATAATAGTATGAAAAGATTCAGAACACTAAGAGAAGAAAATTGGGATAGACTGAATAAGTATGGTGCAACATATACCATTACATTCATATTCAGAGGACAGACCAAAATGCTTCAAATGTTTTTCCCTCAACGGGCAAGACCATTGAAGAGGAATGTTCAGTCGGAATTAGAAAAAATTTACCCAGGCGGTAAAGTAATATACTTTATGCCTAGTGACAAAGATCCTACAAAACCTTTATTAGTAATTGACCCCTGATAGATCATGGTACAGCATGAACAATACCTTGGAAACCCTAATCTAAAAAAA